GTGATCCTTGGATCTTCCTGTAAGTATGGAGCAGAATGCATTAACGATCCATATAAATATACGTCCGGCGCAGTAGTCAGCAACCAATTTGTACTATTTGAGGCCAATGCTGGAATCTCAGCGAAATACAGCAACTCTGCTGTGTAGTCAGCGTCAGGCGTAGGATAGAAATTAAACTGACCGTCCGCATGGCAGTAATACTCAGGCCGACCTGACGTATCCTCGGCTCCAGCACGTTTATCTGCCATCGATGCGCGGGATATCAAGTTCACGACGCTAGTGCCAGCGCCCTGAATGCTCATGCGGATCGTCTCCAGCCAGTCCCCGGGAACTTGCGAATACTGATCTCCAGCATCAATCGTTGCAGTTGCCCTCGTCTCCATCTTCCAGTGACGTAGCTCTCGATTCAGTTGCGACTCGGCAAGCTGAACAAACACAGGGATCGTGCTGGTCAAGTCGTCACGATTGAGAAAGTCTGCAATCGTCGACTGTAGGTTTGTGTAGTTGGTGATCGTCATGGTGTCGCCCCTAATAGCCCTTGTCTTGCTTGCTGTAATCTACGCCGATATTCTGCCTCAGACATTCTAGCGGCGTTGCCTTGAATTCCAGAGTATGCCGACTTCCCTCCAACCGCTGGAAGCCCGGCCCATATATTCGCACCAAAATTTTGGATATCTTCTAATGGAACACTTGGATCTCTCATCAAGTCGCCCATTGATCTTGTCGGCCTCTTTTGTTCCATAACTAGGAACTCAGCCATCTTCCTTTGATTTTCTGGGCTAAATGTGTCTTTCATTGGATCAAGTCCAGCCCGTACAGCCAAAGGTATTAGTTCATCAGGCATAATCTGATATTGCCCCATTGCCCCACTGCTAAATGGAGTGATGCCAGCCATTTTAGCAACTCTCGATGCTTGCATGATTGGTAAGTATTGAAGCGAAGATAACGCATCACTGATTGTCATACCAGCACCTTGTAGCGCCGTTGGCTTGCCTCCATAAGACTCAACATTCTTGACGCCTTCCAGTAGAGGATCTAGATATTGTCTGCTTGGAGTCTGAGAGAATGGATCGCCTTTTCTCGTATATCTAACGTCGGCTTGTAGTCTCTTTAGGTAATCGTCCTTCAGTATGTTCTTCGCACGTTTCTCCATCTCTGGCCCAGCCTGTCTTGCTCGCTTCATCGTTTCTGAACCAATGTAAGCATCAATGTCTCTGCCTGTAAATCCAAGATCTTTTTGTAGCTGTATTGCCTCTTTGATCTTTTGATCCATTCCAGACATCGCTCTTTCTTGCGGACTGATTGGCATTCCAATCATGTCTAGTAACGCTTTAAATGATGATATAGCCATATTAATCCTTAAATTGGCGACAACAATCCGCCGATAAACTCAGCAAATTCTTTCTCGGTTGTATCTAAATATCTAGGCTTAAAGTCAGGAATGGTATCTCTGATCATCTGCTTAGACTTATCACTAGCTTCTTTAGGAATGTATGCGCTGTTGTCTGGGATGAATCCCATACTAGTGCCAAGATCCTTAAGAGCATCAAACGTATCGAGGACTCCAAGCGGTATGCCTCGCATTACAGACTTTCCATACTCAGCCATCGTTGGCGAGAATGGCCTTGAATCGCCTTGCACTTGCGACAGATCCATGCCAGTCATGGGATCGCCTTGGTATTCGTTAGCCAATATTCCGGCGGTTGGTGCGCCAGCACTATAGAATCCTTTTTTAGATAATTTGTTGAGTCTTTTGTCATCAAGAACTGTGGCATACGGTTTCATCTGGAATGGTCGGTAAGGGCTTCCTGTTCCTTTATAATCATCCATCGTTCTGACTTGTTGATCGCCTAGACCTTTAATTGGTTTGCCCTCTGCATCAGTAATTAACATTGCTGGCGGCTCCATATCAAAGAGAGTTATGTTTCTTTGATTTGGCTTTAGTGTTCCTATCCCCTCGCCAAGAACGCCAGAACCATATGTTGTATTGCCAGTATTACCTACTAAATCTCTGTTCGGAGTGATAAAGCCAACGTTACGCAATGATCCCTCGATAGCATTCAACTGATCTGGATCTGACACTGCGGCTCTCGCCTGACCAGCCCTCAATACATCCATGCCCTCAAGTGGCTTATTTTTACCAATGGCTCCGCCCATCAATTCAATCATCCGCTTCCTAGCTTTGGACGATGAATTGTTGTAATACTGCATTGCATCTGGGCTATCAATTCCGGGCCAGTCTGGGAACAGCAATTCGTTGCCTTGCTTCTCAGTAGATCGCATTTCTTTTATAAAGCGATCAAATTTCTTCTTGTCAGATTTGCCTAATGCGGCTTGAGCATATGCCAACAATGTCTGCCCAGTCGCATGGGCATGATCACCGCCTGTAGGCGCCATAGTCCAAGGAAATAAAATAGGCGGTTTACCAGTCTCTCTGTACATATGATTCGCCAGATCAATTATTTGTTGCGCTGGCATATCATCAGACGCCCATACTTTGTCAGGATTATTCAACATATATCCTTGACCGCCCGGAACATCAACTTTATCTCTAAAATCTACGTCATTAATTCCAGTGATTTTTCTACCAGCATCTAGTCTGTCTGACTGAGTGAAGATAGCTGGATGCCCTTCGTAATCAAAAATTGATACCTCTGGGCCAGTGCTACTGCCAGTCACATCAGATCTGACTTGCATATCTTTGATTGCTTGTTGCCCTTTTGCCGACGTGTCATACCTTGGATCGATTATTTCATCAACGAGATCCCATATGCTTTTTATGATTTTTCTACGCGCCATACCTGCTCCCTATGGGCCTATCAAGTCTAAAAGACCAGCACGTTTCAACTGCTTCTTGGCTTCTTGAGTCAATCGAGATAGATCGACTTTGCCAGACTTGATCAGTTGATCTATCGTTGGCAAGTCTGAGACTCCGGCACGTTTGTTTATGTCCGCCACCTCTTCTCTATCTAACAATCTGTTGACCTTTATCCTGTCAGATATCAGCCAGTCTCCAGCGACGTTAGCATTCGTGTTGTAGTTGTAGCTACCGCCAAGCGGCAACTGATCTTTAATCTCTGCTGTCTGTGGATCAATGCGTCCATCATTAGTCATTCTGGCTCGATACATTGCCTCGTTGTACCAGTCGTAATCTTTTGGCACTTCTATCTCGCCCCAGACCTGATTGTACTTGCGATAATCAACTGGTAAAGATCTATCTGACTTGCCGCCAATGTGTAAAGCAAACGGATTAGTTCCGCTATGGAATCCCGGGCGATACGCCAGACTTCCTATTCCTGACGATATCTCTCCCTTGTCATTTGGCGGAATATGCTTGGCATACATCCACTCATTCATCGGGATCGGTTGCTTGTTATCAACATACAGCGGATATATCTGATCGTTCTTTTGCTCAAACAGTTTGTAAGCTTTACGAGTCTCTTTCGGCTCATCAATCAATGCGCCTTCTAGATTCATCCACTGATTATTCTTGACTATCTGCTCGGCCTGATCAGGACTCATATTGTACTTCTTGATCAAAGCATCAACGATATTGAGTAGTCCTTTTAACTTCGCCACTACGCTATCCCTCGCAGATTACGTCTGATCGGCTCGCCCCAGCTTGTTTGCTGTGGTCGATAGCCAACTGCCAAATATCTCATTGCATCAGCGCCGTGCGACGTCCAGTCGTGCCTCGGCCTACCTCGCCACGTTCTGCCTTTCTCGTCAAAGTCTCGCTGATACTGTCTCAATGCCTCGATCCCTCGATTGCACTTGGCCTCATCAAACCAACATCGATCCAACATGGATCGAACTGCCTGTATGCCGTCGTCAAGATTAAGCTTTGGCGCTATCTCCACTGGCCTTATCCCTAAGTTGTCCAATGTTTCGAGGCGCGAAGATCCCGTACCGAGTTCTTTAACCTGAACGTCATGCGGGAGTATGTGCGACTCATAAACGTAACCTTTTTCTTGCAACACTCTGGCGTAATGATCGAGACCAACGCCACTGCTTTCGTAATAGTCGATCAACCTAACTTCTTGTCCGACGTACTGCGCGAACCATATTGACGTTGAATCGCCTATTCCTAAGTCCCAACTTGTAACGACACCTACGGCCCGATCATACGGAACATTGCAGATTCGTCCAGCGTTTGTTGCTTCCTTCATTTCCGTGCCGTAGTACGCTCCAGCAATCGCGGCCTCGAAACTGCACTCAAATTCCTGCTCGTACCGATCCTCGCCCATCGTCTTTATCGCCGCATCGAGTTCTTCCTGCGGCAACAACTTTGTCTCGCTGACCTTATGCATCGCGGTAAACCATGACGAATCATTGCGCGCGGCGTCGAATATCTCCCAAAACTCGTTCTTGCCTTTTGGCGTCCCGATAAACGTCGCCTTGCCCTGACGGTCAGCGATCGCTGGTCGAATGACTGTCGACCATGCGTTCGCCGGGAAGTCGGCTGGCTCATCCAACACCACCGAGTCAAAGTACAGACCTCGCATCGAGTCGGCTGTCTCGGCGCCAAACAGTCGTATTCGAGCGCCGTTCGGGAAATCGATCCGCAGTTCCGACTCATTCACTTTGATTCCCGGGATCGACCGAGTGAATTCCTTGCAGTAGTCCCACGCCACCGCCTTGGACTGCCGATAGGTCGGCGAGATGTACGCAACGCGCACGTTATCGCGCTGGATAGTCAGCGCATCGCGGATCAAGTCATTGATCGCCGCGACAGTCTTGCCGCAACGACGATGAGCCACCAAACAAGCAAATCTTTCAGTTCTATTGTGAAACGGGAGCATGACCTCCCGTGGCGTGTACGGAATCGTAATCTCAGGCATAGAATCCTAAAAAATCGGCAAGCATACCGAACACCGTAAACACCAGCCCAGCAACCAACGCGAAGATAAACCAGTCGAACTTAGTCCTCATTTGATCCCTTCCATTTAATGACCAGCGGCCCACCAGACTCGCCAGTGTGTTCAAGTTGTTGTTTCTCACCGTAACGTTTGGGCAAAAGCTTCGAGGCGATCCACTTGTGCGCGTCGACTTTTAATCGAGCCACGTTGTAGGTCTCGGGCGTCGCGTCGTATGCGATCTCCAAGATATCCTCAGCCGCGTATTCTTGTTGAGCGTTCTTCGCTCGCGCGTATTTGTCGCGAATGTTTGGATGACGATACATCCAACGATAGAACGTTGACTTATCAGGACTCCAATCTTCTTCAGCGCAAATCTTATTCAACGATCGACCAGCCGCGATCTCTTCACAAATTCGATCCACCAACTCATCAGTGAAATCAGTTGGCCTTCCAAGCTTCTTTACTTCGTCCATTCAATACTCCATGTCTCGGTTGCTACTTAGTTACGAACCGGATTCGGTTGCTACTTAGATATCAACCGAAAAGTTATCCACAGCGATATTCTACTTCAAGACAAGACATTCAGGTCAGGACAAATGGGACAATTGGACAACACTATAGTGTGTTGTCCTGTCCTGTCCCAAAAAATATTTGTCCCCGGCTTTGTCCCAAACTTTGTCCTATTTTTCATAAGTGATTGATTTAAATCATTTTTATTTTGACGTTTTGGGACAATTACTTTTTGTCCCAAATGTCCCATTGTCCCAAAAACGTCGTAAGTCATTGATTTTATTCTATTGTCCCAAATTGTCACACTGAGACTTCAAATCCATGATCAAAGACTCGTCCAAAGCGACCCATCCTCGCCCTTTAGGTGCAATATATTTCGCATCAATCAGTATACCGATCATGCGTGATGGATCATTTTGACACGCCTTTCGAGCCGCGCTTTCTGACATTCCCATCGCGCTCGAAGTCAAGAAGTCGAGCATCCCAGACTTTTCAACGAACGGCTTACCTCCATCATAGTTCCTGTTGGTGAAGTGCCAAGCCCTCTCGAATCGCTTGCGACTTTCCTCAACTCGCGAAAGTTTCTTGCTGACCTTGGCTGGCGCTGAGGCGGATTCGAGCACGACAGAATGCACTTGCTCGCCGTCCTCATCCTTCCAGCCGCTGATCTCAACTTTCTTTAGGTTAAAGAACAGGCTGTCGCGCATCTCAGCGTCCTTCATCTTGCGCTGGATGATCTCGATAGGCCGAGCATCGTTCCCGGGCTTCACGCTCACCTCGATATCCAAAGCGCCTCTCCAAGCGCTAGATCCTCGCGCCCTGTGTTGCGCTTCTTCAGACACGCCAGTGTGATGCACGAGCATGACAGTGCAGTCAAACTCATTCATCAGTATGGCGCACGAGTCCAGCATCGTCTTGGCGTCCTGAGCGCTGTTCTCGTCGCCGTTAAGGAATCGGTGCAATGTGTCTACAACGATCACCTTTGGCGTCACTGGAAGCGCCCTGACGTTCTCTATGACCTTCAGTAAGCCATCTGGCTCGTTTAGATCCGTTCCGGTCTTGCTCATCCAAAAGTCGATGTCATCTACGTCGTGGTGTTGCATCCAAGCCGCGACTCGGCCCTTGAGTCCGTGATGGCCCTCACCAGCCAGATACACGACGGGCAAATGCTTTGTGCGGTTGCCGCACCAGTCTCGATTCTCAAGCCCGACCGCTGACAGATGCAAACACCAGTCCAGCACTAGGAACGTCTTTCCAGATCCTGACGGCCCATGCACCATTGTCAGAGAATTAGACTGAATCCAATTCTTGATGTACCAACTGATCGGAGTCGGAGTCGACCTGAAGTCTTTACCATGCTCCAGCCAGTCGTATTCTTGAGCCGCTGGCTCCAGCAGTGCTGACAGATCGTTCCCGGCGAGTAGATAGTCGTTCGCGTCCATGCCCTCGATGGGCGGAACGATGACAGTCGCGCCATACTTTGCGCTGGCCTGATCCGCGTGATTCTTGCCAACTCCCGATCTATCGTTATCAGCAACGATAATGATGCGCGTAGACGGCCCGTAGCGCTCTCTAAGCTGTCCTACGACCGTCGGAATGTTAGACGCCGAGTAAGCGACGTAACACGCCTTAGACGTCGTCTCAGCGATTGTGGCGGCGGTTGCATATCCCTCAGCCAGATAGACTCTCGTGTTGTCGTCATCCGCGCCAATGCGCCAATATGATCCGCCAGTCTTACCGCCAGTATGATATAGCTTGCCACCGTTAGCGTCGATGTACTGCACGGTCGTCATCTCGCCGTCGTCATTGTAGAGCGGAACGATCAGTCGCCCATCCCCAGTGACTCGGGCGCCATGAGGCTTAATTTGCTTCTTGACTAGGTAGGGATGATCCTCAGTTGCGTGTGCCGCCTCGTTCCAGATCTTGTCAACGATCTCGGAGACGTTCTCACGCATCACCGACTCTGATTCCTCTCGCGCCTTCTTTGCGGCCTCCATTCGTCTCGCAAACTCAATCTCTTCGTTCTGCGTGAGTCGACGACCGATATCTTGTATCCATTTGTGTTCAACGCCCCAACGCCAATCACCGAACTTCCCAGCGCAAATGCCATCACCAAAAGCAACATACCAACCGCTCTTATCTGTACGATTTGATCTTCCACTGCTACCCGAAGCAAATCGATGTATTCGTCCGTCAAAAATGATTTCATTAGGTGGCTCCAATCCAGCGTCAACGATTGCGTTTCGTAACTGTATATCCGGCGGATCTACAGGCTTTTTGTCCTTCCAGATCTCTGTGATGTTAGCCATGAGTCAGCCCCGGGCAAGTCGTTGAGAAATACTCCCGAAGCTTATTCACGGTCTTGATCGACGGATCAGGATCTTTGCTAGATGTAATGTTTCGTAACGTCGAGTAGCTGATGCCAGTACGTCGGCTCACCTCTCGGAGATTGCGGTCAGACAGCAAGTATTTGATTTCTTTCACTTCCATTGTTTTCTCCTGTTAAAAAGCGTTTTTTTTATATCGTAGTCAAAAAAATGACTATAATCAACTGACAAATTTTCGTTGATAGTTTTTGGATGCTACGGATTATTTGTGTGCAACTGTATGAAACTGCATGACGCGGCATGACTTTCTAGTACGGCGGAGAGTTTCTCCGCCAACCTTTCGGAGGCAACATGACTGAGATTCTTGCGTTCCTAGCATTATTTAATTTGCACTATCCAGATAACACGGTTATCACGCCCAGCAACGCGACCTTTTTCCTCGCTGGCGATATCCCGGTGATTTACCTTGCGCCACACATGAACAAACCAAACGTGATTCTCCACGAGGCGTGTCACGCGGCTCAGTATGCTAGAGCCGGGAATAAGCCAGCCCAGACTTGGAAAGAGTGGGAGAGCCGCGAGATTGAGTGTGCCAAGATCGAGAGGATTTATCTCGACCTGACAGAATGAAAAGGGACATAGCGCGCTACGTCCCCTTTCGTGTGTTAGTTAAATTTTGCCAAGAACGGGAAAAGGTCTGTGTATTTGTGATCGCATTTCATCTCTAGGTCTCTCGCGACGACTAGCGCAGTGTTCTGCTGTGCAGTGGTCAACTCGTCGCCGTCATTGATCATGTTCTCAAACTCAGACAGATGATCGCAGTGTGGGCACAACTGAACCTCTCCGTTTTCGCGCTCAGTATCGCGAGTGTGTCTGCCGCATATTCTGCAATCAAATGTTCCGTGATGATTAAATTTGTTCATGTTTTTCTCCTAGTAAATTAATTATTAAATTTTGTACAGCATGATTGTCTCTGAGTCGTATGGCGAGGCATACCATCCACATTTTGTGAGGAAATCGTTGAGTTTGTTATCTTCCATCGTGGCATCTGAGTAATTGTAGTAGTTGGTCTCAGGCTTGCAGATGTCGTCTCTGACCCAGAGGCCACCAGCATCGCCGTCGAATTCTTCGCGCGGCACGACGTTAAGATTGAATTTCGTGCCGAGTAATTTGATCATCTGATTTTCTGATTTTGCTCTCATGTTTTTCTCCTAGTAGTTGTACTCAAGTTCTGCCATTGCTTCTTCGTAAACCTCGACCTCGTCGACCATCTGACCCACTTCCTCAGTCGTGATGCCGTAGAACTCTGCAACGTGTCGGTGCGTATCCTCGAGGAACCAAATGTCCTTTTGCTCGGCGATCTCATCAATCTTGTCTAGGATCATGTAGTGAAGTTTGCTTGGCTTTTGCATTTTTTTCTCCGTCTTTGTCTAGGAATTTCGGCCCTGTGCCGTGTTTCCATATACGTTATTCTATACATATTAGGATTGAGCACAATACCTAAAAGCACTTTTTTGACAAAAGAAGCAAAAAAAGTATGAAAATATACCGAGTCCAAGTCGAAACACTGCCCACGGCCTACTTTGGCACGTTGCGAGAGGCGCAGGAACACACCGACAAACATCAGCATCTAGGCTGGATCGTGACTGAGTTGCGTATGCCCAAGACCAAGCCAGCCATCATGAAGTGGCTTGCCAAACACTTTAATTAAAATTATTTACACAAAAATATTAGTTCGATTATAATTACTACATGGACACACGGAATCGCCGACAGTCCTACAACAAATTAGGAGAAATTCATGAAAACAGAAAACACAGTTGAGATGCTCGTCGACAAACTTGGCGCAATGAAAAAGATCGTTGACGACTACAAGCGCGAGATGAAAGTTCTTGAGGACGAGATCAAGAACTACTGCAACGCCAACGACGTCAACAAGATCTACGGCTCGGTCTTTAACGCAACGTATGTTGAGGCCAACCGCAAAAACGTTGACTGGAAAACTCTTCTCGATGACATGGGCGTTGATGCCAATACACGCGAGCAGTACACAACAACGTCAGCGATCTTCTCGCTCAAGATCGGTGTTTAAAGTAATCATCAACGGATATGTGGTCGGCGAATATGCTGACCATGAATCCGCCAAATCCCACTATGACGAACTCTGCTATGAGAATCTTCATGGTGATAACTGGAAATTTAACGAAGTCAAAATAGAAGGAGAGAAAGTTGCCAGACCAAAGACTAAAAATAAATCAAATGCGCGAAGCCGTCGCTCAGTATACCGGGGAGCGTCACTGCGCTTACTGCAACAAATACAGGCCGCTAGAGGGCGGCAGATTCAAAGCCAATAATTCCAGATGGATGTGCAAGTCCTGTATCGATTTTAGAAAAGGAGACAAACGTGGTCGCAATTAAAGTTAACTTATTATTCCTCGCAATGGCGTCTGACAGGGATCACGAGATCCCAGAGATCCTCAAAGTAGACGGCAAGATGTGTTACATCTTCCGAGACGATCCAAAGCTTCCTGACGTGCTTGAGTACGCCGGATACTTTGCCGAGATCGAGACTGCCGCCATTGAAACATACGAGTACGAGATGCACAAAGAGGCCAAGATCTTTTGCGATATCGTTGAGCCAATCATGATTGAGAAATGGGATAACTGGAATGCTTAAACTATTTGAGAGATTTATCGACCTGATGTATTTCTTGCTCGGTGGCTTAGTTGTCATCATGCTGTCCTATTTGGTTGCGCTAGAATGGGAAGAGAGGCAACGACATGAAGATAAAAAAGTTTGTATCGAGCAAACCAGACTCCACGACGCTTGTAACGCTCGTGTCGGTGAATGGAAACGAGCGAAACATGAGTGCGCGTGATCATTACTTCCCGGAGGCCGGACTGTACGTCATTGAAGAAGATGGAGTTACCTCAATCGCCGAGTCGGTTGAGGATTTCTTCCCAGACGCTGATATGACCAACAAGGCCGAACGCGAAGAAGCATTTAACGATTACGCTGAAATGTTGATCGAGTCTGATTCATACGCACCATTACCGAAAAGACTTTGCTAAAATAAACAACTGGCGAATGGGATTCCCCGACCGCCGTTTAACTTGGAGGCCATATGGCTATAAAACTAAATAGTACGTCCGCTATTGCGGCAACAGGCGTTAAGATTCTTGTCTACGGGCAAGCTGGCGCTGGTAAGACTACGCTCATCACGACGTTACCGAATCCGATAATTCTGTCGGCCGAGGGCGGCTTGCTGAGTATTCGTGACGCTGATCTACCGTTCATCGAGATCGGCAACATGAGCGATCTAAAAGAAGCTTATTCGTGGTTGATGCAGAACTCGAAAGATTATTCATCAGTTGCGATAG